ACTAACATCTTTTGTGAATCTCTGAAATTCAGAATGTGCTTTCCATAAAACATCTTCTAATTGTATTCTTTGCCAGTTAGGTGATAACCCACGCATTTTTTCATTCAACAATTCTTCTCTGATGATTTCTTTAAGTTGTGTTTTTGTTAGTTTCATAATAATGTTCTCCTAATTATATATAAATATACAAAAAAAAATACCTATTTTTTATTCAATAATTTTTCTTTTTTAATTTTTTCTTTTAATCCACTTGTAGGTGGTTCTCCACACCAATCTGGATTTAATTTTTGTTGGTTCATCCAATTACGAACTTTACCTAACTTTTTCTTTGTTGCCTTTTTTACTGATGGTTTAGTGTAGTATTCTCGTTCTCTTAATTCTACCATTAAACCACTATCTTTTACTTTTCTTTTTAATAATCTTAATGCATATTCAACATTATTTTTCTTTACTTTTACTTGTAACATTTATACCTCTTATTTTATATTATTCCATTTTCTTCAAATTCTTTAGTTAATTTGAATTTTTTAGCCACTTTCTCAAAATGATTCTGTGCCTCAATTACTTCACTCCAACTCAATGATTTACTTGAAAAATCGTTTTGCCAATCTATCGCCTGGTCTCTTGCTTCTTCCGCTGTTTTTGGCATTTTCAATTTAGTTGCTTCATTCAATAATTCTTCTCGTATGATTTGTCTTAGTTGTGATTTAGTTATTTTCATTAGTCTGTCTCCTTCTCCGCGGACCAGTTTTTGTCTACATAATCATAAAATTTCTTTTTATTTTCATCCTCTAATTCATCTGGTGAAGATACTCCAAATTTTTTCATTGCAGAATTAAAAAAATCTTGGTAAGTTCCCTCACGAACTGAATCAACTTCTTCTAATCCATCATGATCATCACCACAATCTTCATTTATTTCATAATATCTGCCAAGAATATGACCCATATCTTCATATAGACCACTCATTCTTTCTTGTAATGATTGTGCTTCAGTTGCTACTTTTTTGAATTGATTAGATAAACCTGTTAGTTCTTTCATATTTCGGTTCACAGTGATCTTATCAAACCAATCTTCAGTTTCTTGTAAAGTGTGTTGTTTTGCTGTTTCTGCAAGTCTGGAAAGTTTTACTGCAAGTTCTTTAAGGTTTCCTTCTCTATAAATGTGTTCTCCATATGTATTAAATTTGGCAACTTCACTCATAAATCCATTTGCATCAAATTTTTGCTCTTGTCCGTAAATATCTTCTACTATACTTTTTAATGAAGTTGAAGATGGAACATTTTTATATAAATTGCTAAATGCTGAACGGGATACCATTCCACCTATTGCTTCGTTTAATTTTTTCTTTTTTCTCATGATTGTTTTCTCCTATATCACTAATAAATATATGATTTTTTAATAATTCCTTAATTTACCACTCTTACTATATCGTCTAAACTTATTATGTATTTTGTTCCACAATATTCTAATAAATTCTCGTTCTCCCTCGTGTGTATCTCTCACGTTTCCATATTGAATACCACGAGATAAATCTAAAGCATCATATTTACCAGACTTTACTCCGTCCATCATAATTTTGATTACTTGGTGTGATGCTTTTCCTAAATATTTAGACATTTTTTGAATATCATTTGCTACTTGAATTCTTGCCTCTGGATTACTCCATTTTATTGAAGTATTTGGAGGACCTTCATTTAACTCTGCTCTAATTGGTCGTCCAAGTCCACGAAATTTTCTTCGTCTAAATGGTGCTGATATTGATTCTCCTTTTTGTCCACTCAATATTTCATCTTCATCATCCACTTTGTCTATATCCATTGCTGTTTGAGTTGATTTACTGTATGCCTTTGGTGTCTTGTATACTGATATAGATGAACTACCCATGGATTCTTTATTCAATAAATTTATATTTCTTCGTCTATCCCAGATATTCTTTTTTCGTTTATTACCTATCCATACATTTTTATTATGATCTAATTTTATAATAACTCCTAGTAATCTGGATAAATCCATTTTACCTATTCTAAATTTTATATAATCAGTTCCTACTGCATCTACTTTACCACCTATAACTCTAATTGTTCTTTCTAATCTTTTCTTTAATTTACTATCAAGTAGTCCACCAAGGTGATATTTATCCCAACCTTCAGTAATGAATTTTAGTTCTTCTCTAATGATTTGTTTTAATTGTGTTTTTGTTATTTTCATTCTTATAGTTGTTTTTCATTTCCACGATAATCGAAATAAGTCCATTTTTTATCTTTCATACTATAAACATATCCAAATTCTTCACCAAACTTTTGTCCGTATTGTTGTTTATCTTTATATGTTGAACTCATGTTGACTTTTTCGCCCCTATCACGACCATAAAATATAGTTTGACCTTTAGCTGGTTCCTTAAAACTATGACCTTTACCACCTTTTATATCTTTATCTAATGATGATATACCTTGTTTTCCCAACTTTAATAATTGTTTAAGTTTACCTGGATTAGAATAATGTTGTTTTAAGATCTTACCGACATGCTCTGGATAACCATCCCAATGACCATAAACAGCTAATACTTTACCATTTGGCAATTCAATTCCAACATTCCAACGAGTTGCTTCTGTTATTAGTTGAATTTCTTCTCTTATGATTTCTCTTAATTTTGATTTAGTTATTTTCATTTTAATTCCTCTAATTTTATTTTTTTTTACATTCTCACTTCAAATCCCGTAAATTCTATCGACTTCTTACTACCCTGTTGGGTAATTATCGGTGGGTATTTTTTTAAATACTTCTTAATTTTGGGAACTACCATCTTTTCAACTTTCTTTATTGCACTTTTTACCCCAAGTTTTGATTTATACCTCTTTTCAAGCTTTTCATCCCAATCTGGCCATTCATCTCTACTACTTAGGTTAGTGTAAAATTTGATTAATTTATTTTCATCAGCTATAAACTTGTAATAAGTGCCTGGACTACCCACTTCGTAAGTAGATGTTGCCATGACGGTTTTTGAACTTCGTGGAGGAGACCATACAAGTAAATGAGGAGCAGAGTGGGGTTGAGGAAACTTCCAAACCTTAATTTCGTGTATAAAGCTATAAGGTACTTTTCCACTATCTGTTACATGATAACTATCCCCATGATAAGGGTTAATGGGGGCCCAATAAAATTGTATACCGTCAACTGTTATAATAAAATCTTTACCATATCTTTCCTCATTCAACACCTGAATTTCTTCTCTAATGATTTCTTTGAGTTTTGTTTTTGTTAGTTTCATTTTATTTTATCCAACCACCATATACATCCATAGGGTCAACTTCTATGACTTTATTTAATTTAACATCTTTATCAGATTTTTTTCCTATTTTTTTAATTAAAACAAAAACAAATCCTTCATTATCGACTTTCTTAACAATACCAAAATGACCACCAGTAATAGTAACTTTATCACCCTTTTTCCATTTTGGTATATCAAAAAATTCATTCAACTTCTGAATTTCTTCTCTTATGATTTGTTTTAGTTTTGTTTTTGTTAGTTTCATTGTTTTATTCTCCTACTTATTATCCAGTATAATTCATTGCCCAATCATCAAATTGTTGTAAAATATCTCGTATCTTATTCATATCATCAGAATAATCACTTATATTTAAGAATTTATCTTCCAATTTACTTAACTCTTTTTGACCAAAATTTTCATATGCACCTTTAGTTTTCCACTTTTTAATGAGTTTCTTTTTAGTGGCATTTACCACACTTTGAACTTTTTTTGGTGATATTCTACCTTCATCCAACATTTGAATTTCTTCTCTAATGATTTCTCTTAATTGTGATTTTGTTATTTTCATAATTATTCCTTAAACTGGTATCCTATCAAAATCAACACCAAATGTTTCACATAATTTCTTACATTGTCTGTAAGCTATAAAAGCTTCATTCTCATTATCACTTTCAGACATTGCCTTTAATTTCTTTAATTTATTAAACTGGCCTAAAGTTACATCACCATATAAATACTCAAATAATTCTGGAGTATTCTCCATTACCTTTATATCCTTGTGAGTCATATGACCTACTTTTTCATTTAATAATTGTCTTTTAGTTTCCTTACCTTCAAATCTATGTTCGTTCATAAAGAAGTAAAGCCAATTTAGTATTGGAGTTTGAACCGTTGGTATAAATCCTGCTCTGGATATTGCTTGTTTCTCTGCTTCTTCATCTGATAAACCTGCTGCTATTCCTTCTGATAATAATAATTGTTTTCTTCTTGTTCCTTCTCTGATTTCACTATCATACTTTTTGTTATATTGTTCTGCAAGTTTATTTATCTTACCTTTATCCTTTTTAATTTGACCAGCAACCTTTTTAATCCGTGTCTTTAATAAAGGGCTATCATTCATTAATGTAACTAATTTCATAATCTATTTCCCACTATGTTTAATTTCTGTCTCTAAAAATGATTTTAATACTTGTCGTTTATATAATGCGTTATACGCACTTTCTGCATTACCCTTTTTAACATAATTAGATATTTCCTTTAAATATCTTTGAATACTACCTTGCATTTGCTTTCTGGTCATTACACCGAAACCTGGTATTTGAATTTTTGCATCCAATGGTGTTTCTTTGCCCTTTCTTGGCTTGGATATTTTTGCTTCTCTAACTGTTTTTAATAATGATTTTAAGCTAATCATTAAATAAATTCCCTATTTCGTAATTTTCTTGTAGTATATGTTTTTTCATTTTATTATATCCTATTTTTTGAACACTAAAATTAGTTCACCCTTTTTACTAGCAATGAGTCCAAAAAATCTACCCTTTGATGCTTTCATAATTAAAGATAATGCCATATTAGTCATAGTTCCATTTTTAAACTTAATTTCGTATTTACCTGCCTTTTCTTCAATATCACCACCATAATTAGATAGTAAAGTTTCTAATTTTGTATTACCCATGTCTGTAAAACTTACTTCTTTAACTACTGACTGATGATTATCCATAATATCGGATAATGTTGGTAGTGGATCACCAAACCTTCTACTCATAAACCCTGGTGTATTTTCATTTATTAATTTTTTTAATTTTAACATTTTAATTTCATCTCCTTACCCTTTTTTCAATTCACGATTTATGGCTGTTACAGTATCCGATAAAAATCTTCATCTACATTATAAAAATAATCAATATCTTTATTACTATGTCCTCTTTTTTTCAACGCTTTAGTTATGAAAGGGATATACTTTTCAGATTTCATCTCTTTTTTAATTATTTTATTTTTAACTAAATCAATTGCAATATCTTCGTCAGTGAATCTGCTATACTTTCCTTCATTCAACGATTGAATTTCTTCTCTGATGATTTGTCTTAATTGTGATTTAGTTATTTTCATTTTGTTTTCTCCAGTTAAGCAAATTGAGCAAACTGTAATTCATCATTAATGTAAGTTAGCATCTCACTATTACTTATACCAAGTTTCTTCATGTAACTTGATAAGAATTTATCTTTTAATACCAATCTAAGAATGGCTTTGGCGTTTTTCTTTTTGTTCTTCAATACTATACCAGATAATACATCTGATTGGTCTTTACCTAATCTACCCATTCCACCTTCGTTTATGGATTCTTTCTTTAACCACCCTTTTTTAACTGCATTATTCCACGTCTTTTTAGTAAAGTATTCTTTTGCATTACCCGGACCAACAAACATATAACTTGTTCCTGCTGGGTCCTCTGGTATTCCAACATTACCATATGTAATTTTCTTTAATGTGAATACTTTATTCGCTTTATCAAATCTAATTTTTTGACCTACTTTTAGTTTTGGGTCTTTTACTGCCTCTCTAATAGATTGAATCTCTTCTCTGATGATTTCTTTAAGTTTTGTTTTTGTTATTTTCATTTTATTTTCTCCGTAATGAACTCTGACCAAACCCAGGTCTGTTTTTCATTGCTTTTAAATTCTTAATCAATTCTCTTGGAACTTCTCTTAATTCACCAAGTTTTAAATCACCACGTTGGTCGTTCATAAACACAACATTACTAATTTGATTAATTTCTATTGCTATTGTAGTTCTACCATCTACTGCTTCAACATCTACAAAATATTCATATGGTCCATACCATTTTACTTTATATACTTTAACACCCGCCTTTTTAAATGCCTTTTCTAAGTTTTGTGCATCATAATTAGTACTACCACCCTTTCCTTTAACTGGCCAAACACCTTCGTTTAACTTCTGAATTTCTTCTTTAATCATATTACGGAGTTTAGATTCTGTTGATTCCTTCTCCAATCCCATTACTTCATTTATGGATTCACCTTGAATTTTTCTATACATAGATTTATAACTACCAGCTTGATTTGCCGTTTTATCCTTTACACCCATTAACTTATTTGCATATTTTTGCATTAATACAATAGCATTACCACCACGAATAGATTTTAGAGTATCCATGGCCTTTTTCATTTCTTTAGTATTTTTAGCCATAATAACATCTTTGTATAATGGGTCTTTACCAAATTGTTTTAATAATGCCTTCTTTATTTGTGATGGATTTGCTTCATTTATGGATTCTAATACTTCATCATCCTTAATAAATTTTTTAAACCTTGGTAAAATATCCCCTTTAAATCTAACTTTATATTTTTCAAATTTATCTGATTTTTTTAACGCATCAAGTGGAATATCAACTATCCTACCACCATATTTTCCTTTGGCTAAAAATCTCACAGTGGCTAATGTTCCACCACCACGACCTAAAACTCTTGGTTTTATTACATACACTAATTCGTAAGAATGTTTAGTTTCTTTAAAAGAAGGAATATCATGTGTATCAATTACTTTAATATCACCTTGGGAAATGCCTTCGTTTATATTCTCATACTTAATACCCTCAATATCAGTCTTGTATAATAGTTGATTACCCCTTACACTATTATATGTTTTATATACTGAATTATACTGGTATTTATTTCCTTTTACATATATAGCTTTTAATATTTTATTTGTCATTGGATGACGAACTTGTTTTACATATCCTTGCTTAGATATTTTAATGTTTTTTGGAACTTTCGCTTCGTTTATGTTTTCATATCTAAATTGTTGGTCATCATATCCTTTTTTAGACATAATAGATAAATAACCTTGTTTTGATTTTGGAACTTTTAATTGTTTAATAGCTTGTAATTTAGCATCATAAAGGCTATCACCTTTTACTATAATCTTTTTTCTGTTGTAAATTGCGATAAATTCTGTTGCTTCATTAACACTTTCTTTGAAATCAAATTTTCTAACAAATTTAACAAAATCTTCAGCGCTCTTTGTTTTTTTCAATCCGTCAGCAATATGAGGTGGAAGGTAATTGTTAAAATACTTTTTAATAAATTGTTCAAATTCTCCTGGTGTATGCCATTTTGGTTGATTTCTATGCCATAACATTTTATAGATAATATCTTGTTTTCTTGTTGGAAGTGAATAAATCTTTGGTTTGCCTTCATTCAAAATATCTCTAATGACTTTTCTTAATTTTTGTTCGTTCATAGATTCATTAACTCTAACCACATCTGAAAATCTAATTTCGTGTTCTCTACCATTTTCATCATCTCCAATTATAGATTGAGTTTTATAATCTCCATCTTCCCAACTTAACCAACCCGGTCTAATATCTAAATCTAATCCTACTGGGTTACCTTTTTGTGCTAATTTATTGTATTTATTAGCATCTCGTTTAGATATTTTGAAGTTTCCTTCCTTTACTGTAATCTCTTTTTTCAATCTACTCTTTTCGGCTCTACCTCTATTAGTAGATTCCTTTTCAAATCCCACGATTTTTCCTCCCTTATGTGAAGCATCTTTTCCATCTCCGTTACCGTAAGTACCTTTTTGTCTGTTATACTTATTTAATTCTGCTCTATATTTTTTTGCTTTTGTAGATGAACCATATTTTTTGTATTCTGCTTTGTAATCTCTCTTTTTAGTTTCATTTACGGATTCTAATTCTGTACCAGTACGATAGGTTTTATACGGATATCCTCTTTGATAATTTATAGTAGCCTGTATTGCTTGGTTTATTTTTAACTTGCGTCGTTTATATGCATAAAAATACTCAGCTGCAACATTAGCCAAGTCTTTAGGAAAATATCTATTCTTAGATGTTATATGAGATGCTACATTATCTATGTCACTACTGGTTAATTTTTTTCTAAATTTTTTATCTAAATCTTTAAATGTAGATGTAATATTTCTTCTTAAAGGTGAATTTTTTATTCTTTTTTCATTTACGGATTCTAATTCTGTACCAGTTCTCCAAGCAAAACCTGATTCCCATTTCCATAAACTACCTTGTTTTTTAATATATTTTTCTTTTGCTAACTGTTTAAATGCCTTTGATAATTGACTTGAACTTGGATTTCCATTATCTCTGTATATTTTTTTTATATGAGACTTAGATGGAAGTTCACCTTTTTTCTTTATTAATTGGTTTATGTATTGGTTTGGAATATTACCTGGTCTAAACATATCCTGCCAAAATTCAGTTGCTCCCTCTTTTATATCACTTTTACCCGAAAGTTTATATCCTAAGACTTCAGCATTCTTTTTTCGTTGGTCATTCCACTCATCGGTGAATCCACCATCGTATTTTTCAAGTTCTTCTCTTACCATATCACTAAGATAGGCTGATAATCTTGATTTATATTCGTCCATAGGTTCTTCCTCATGTTTCACCCAAACTGGGTGTTCTTCACCACTATAAGGTCAAGTATGGTGACCAGGTTTCATTTTAACTTACTACTTTATTTATCACTCTTAAAAATTGAGTATAAACATACCCATAATATTCTTGATCCATTCCACCTTCAGCATCAAACTTTTTACTCAATTTTTCTAATTGCTTAACTGCAGTTTTTCTATTTCCAAGTAAATATCTTGTCATTACATCTGCCAATTCATTCTTAACACCTTCTGTAATGGGTTCTTTAGTTTCTTCAAGACGATATTCACGCCATTTTTTATTCATTTCGTATATTTGTCTATCTTTCATTTTTATAGTCCCTTTTTAACTAATCTAACATATCTCATTAGTTCATTTGGTTCAATACCAAGTGCATTAACTACTTGACCGAGAATAGCACCTGTTCGTTTTCTGTTTAATTTAGCACCTTGAACTGCACCGATAAATTTACCCATGTATCGTTTTACTTGTGCAGGAATTGGAGCGTCAAATGCATCACCATCTTCCGTAATCATTTCTCTAATCATTTCTCTTAACTGTGATTCAGTCAGTTTGGTTATCCTATTTTCAACAATACCACCATAAGCAGTTTTATTCTTTTTCTTTAATTCTTTATCTAACTGTTTAAGTTTATTAGAATCAATAGCAAATCTTAACTCTAAAAATGTACCTCCTACAAGATGTGCTTTCATATTCTTAACACCATATTTTCTAATAATTGGAATAGCAGTTTTAGTCATAAACTTTTTATTTCCACTAAGAGTGTGCATTTTTACTGATTCATTTAATTTCATTACTATTCTCCTCTAATAATATCGTTAATTATAAATTCTACTTTACAGTATTTACCACAAGTTCTACCATCTTCTACTTTATCTACACCCTCTTTAAGTGGATATAGAAATGCACCGTGTGTACTTGGATTACTAACAAAATCAAATGCAATTAACTCAAAATCATCACCCACTTGTTGTCCTTCACCTTCTTTAAGTGGTTCCACTGAACCCATACCTCTTGATGATATACCTAATTTGATTCCCGCCTTAAATAATTCTGTTAGAATGTTTCCACTTGGAGTCCCCAATACTTCTACTGTTCCAACAAGGTTAGCTCCTTCCCAATGCATTTCTGTGACATTATGAGATACATTTTGTAAATTTACCACGGATGATTCTGGATGGTCTAATTCACCCATTGCCCGTTTTTGATTAATAAACCCTTCGGAATATTTCTTTGCTTCTCGTGCGAGGATTTTACCAGGATATACACGTCCATTCTGGTTTTTAGCGTCTGCTCTCTGTAATACTCCGTGTACGATTAATCTGCCCTGGTTAGTTTTTAGTGATTCGTTTATTTGTTCTCTACTTACCGAAAATGGTAAATAATCTACAATTAGCTGCTTAGCCATTTATATTCTCCTGTTGATAAGTCTATCATGTAATTCTGCAAATTTGTAACTTGGTTTTTTTGATTTCTTTATGGATTCATTTTTAGCCATAAATTTTTTGTTTCCAAATTTATCAATCTGTTTCTTCGCATCTTTCATATTTGACGCAGATTTTTGTAACGCTGGTATAATAAGTGGAAGTCCATCCTTTCTATTCTGACGTTTTATTTCATATCCTCTATATTTTGTTTCGTTCATGGATTCACCAATACCTTCTTCCATAAATTTCTTATATTCTTTAGAGCCGGGGAACATTCCCTTCTTAATCGCTTGTATGTGTTTATCTTTTTTCTTTGGGTCTTCTTTTTTCTTTTCTTTCTTCTTAACTGCTTTGCCTGTAGCAGCATCTACTTCATAATCTTTTTTGCTTAATTTTTTTCTGGTATCGGCTTGTTTTTCTTGAGATTTTTTAACTGATTTAGCTTTATCACTAGCGGGATGATCTTTGATATATTGAGCTTGATCTTTTACACTCTTTTCACTCCACCAATCTTCTTTAAATATAGTTTTCATTTTTAACACATTATTTCTCCACTTTCATAAAATCATATTCTTGATTTTTATATTGTTGTTCAAATTCATCTACATAATCTTTTGCCAACATAATTCTTTGTCGTTTGGGAAATATATCTCTTGCATTTCCACCAAAGTCTTTTACGTATTTATTTGCACCATCATTAACAAGATATATGAATCCTTTTGATGCTAATGATTTATTATATTTACCGTTTTGTTTCTTTTTAGATAAATTCTTTAGTATAGGAATATATGTACCATTATATAATTGAGAATCATTGTCAATATAGAGTTTTAATTCTTCCATTTCACCGGAAAGACTACGTTCAGTTAGTAACTGAATTTCTTCTTTGATTATTCTTCTTAATTGTGTTTTAGTTATTTTCATTCTGATTTTCCCATCATTATTGTATGTCGTAGTTCTTCAAGTTTTTTGATCCACTTACTTAATGAATCAATCATATAATTCTTACTTATATCTTTGTTTTGTATTTCAGTGTGCCATCTTTTTAGTAAAGTAGAAATACTAAACAAAGAGTCCAAATAGGACTGTTTGTTTTCTGTAAAGGGCATTTTAGACCTTAATACATCTTCCCAATACGATTTGATAATTTCACCAATTTTTCACTAATCTTGCCCATGGCTTTATGAGTGTTTTTCCAGTAGCTTCTGGAATCCACGGATAATTCATTCTTAAGCTTGACGTTCATCTTAACCAGTTTATCTAACTCATTTAATTTATCACGGACTTCTTTCATTGACTGACCAATTTTTTGTCTTGGAGTTAATGATTCATCATTTCTATAATCATGATATTTACCTTCCCGTACCTTTGATTTATGATTTTTCATAATATCGGAAAAAGTTGGCAATGGTTCTCCAAATTGTCTATTAGTAAATCCTGGAGTTTTAGATTCATTTATGGATTCTTTTCTCAACTTTGTATCCTTTGCAACAAATAAGCCAGTTCCACGAGTTGGTTCGTCATGACCTCTCGTATAACCAGCCTTACCCTTCTTCTTACCTTTCTTATTACTTCCCTTGAAAGCATGTGGAGTGTTATAACTACCACCTACACTTCCAGTTGAGTTTGCTTCACCCAATTCTTGTTTAATAAGTTCTCTAACTATTTTTCTAATTAAATTATTTCGTGACATTTCTCAATTCTCCAATAAGTTCATAATATCTCATTAATGATACAACCTGTTTATCTCTTACAATTTTTCCTTTTGTTAGCGTATCAGCTTGATTTATTGCTTCTGTTAATTTAATTTTCGTGATCTTATCATCTATTTTTGGTAAAGTTTTAGTTAAAATCTCTTTTACTTTTTTAACTTCACCATTGATAAATTCTCTTAATGAATTAGTATTGGAAATGTTATTTACATACTCTTTTAACAAATTTCTTTGCATTGAATTTAAAGTTTTATATTTAGAGTTAAAATTGTCTACCATTAATTGATATGAAAGCAATCGTAAATCTTTATCTTCACCCTTAAATTCAGTAAGAGTTTTGCTATCTGTATTTCTTGTTTTTCTTTTATTTCTTGTGACGTGCTCTACAATAGTGAATGAACTATTCACTTCATCTGCTGGATCAAATACCGGAGTGGTTTCTGCAAGAAATGTTTTGTATATTGAGGCATATACCTTATAATTAGGGATTCTAGCATTAAAAAAATCTTCAACTTTGTAATTTTTCTTAATTTCCTTAATTAAATTATACTTTTCACTTCGTAATTTTTTATTCTGTAGTTTTTCTCTTGATCTTAATACAGCTTCTAACAGTTTTTCTGCTTTTCGTGTTGAATTGTAATTTTCTTTTAATAATACTTGATATAATTGGTTTTCTTTCCCAAGTTCAGTATTCTCATTAAAAAATTTCTTCAAAATATCAACGGATTTACTCTTACCACTATTATTCATCACGTCTACTGTAATTTGACGGGATAATAACTCGAAAAGTATTCCAGTATTCTTGATCTTCGAGTGTTTTACTCTTTGACTCATAATTTAACTCCTAAAATAGTATATTTCTTCATCTATAAATATAAAAACTTCTAATAATCAATCATTTGATCCATTATTTAATGAAGAAGATACTTCATTCTTATATTCTTGTTCTACATCACCAGCTTCAAATAGAATCTTTCTATCTTCCTTACCGACTTTACCTAAACTCTTCTTTAATGCATCATAATGTGCTAGTGCAAGACCATATTTTGGACTTCCACTGCCACCTTTTCTCTTATCGTGAGCACCTAATGGATCTCGACCTCTAACACTTGAATCTTTACCGTGTTTAGGTCCCTCTTTTGGACGACCACTTCCTGGCCATCCGTCATCTGGCATTTCCATATCTAATTCTTTACCGGTTCTACCAAATGGACTTCCACCACCTTCTTGTTCACCACCACCGCCTGCTATCATTGCTCCTTGTGTTCCTACTGCTTCATTACTTTGAACTGGGTCGTTTCCTTCTTGTTCTATCTGTTCCCATCTAAACTTACGTTTTTGGTCTTTAATCAATCCAAGTCTAACATCCTTCTTTTCATCTTCGGTAAACTTAAATATATTATCATAAATCCACTCTGTGTCTGCTATTTTAGAGTCCATCATACTTGAAGCAAGACTTTGTTTGTTATTCCATAACTCTATCTTTTCCTCTTCATATATTGTAGATGGATTTTTTAATGCCAAATCAAAATTGACTAACTCTTGGTCTGTATAACCTTGTGCATATAAGTGGACTATACCAATTTTAGTTAATTCACTTGTAATGATTCGTTGTAGTCTTTCTATTGTTCTTGCAAATCTAACATCTTCTGCCGCAAGAGTCGCTTTTGAGTTGTGAATTATCACCCCAGCATTTGTTGCGAAATTATGATATTTTGTAATTGTTAAATCACAAGTATCTTTTACTTCACTTAAAAACTCTACTGAACTGACTGTATGATTCAAATATTGTTTTTCATGTTGTCTATAATTCTGCATAAAGTTTTTGTTTTTTAATGCATGTGGCATGTACTTGAATAGAAACTGAACCTTGTCTATGTTATGATAATAGAAGGCTCGATTTAACGTACTTCTTGTCAAATCTAATTTTGTTTCTAATTCTTTAAAAGAAGAGCATTCTTTAGCAATAGTAACTAAGTAATCATAATCAATAATATACTTGGTATTATAAGTATTACCAGTTTTATTTATAGAATATGCTACATCTCTACACCGGAAAGAACAATATGATGCTGTATTTTTTCTATATGATTGAACATTAAACATTGTTCCGCAATGTTTGCATTCGACATCAATATTTTTATCTTTATTCCAAACACCATGTTTTTTATTCCAGGCGACTAATCGATCAGTAGATTTCAAACCACCCTTTCTTCCAGCAGTCACAAAGTGATTATCAGTACGTTGTTTCTGAACACGTTTTCTGATATTTTCTGGAGAATTCATAGTCTTATTAATTAACCGACTATGATATTGTCGATGTTCCATGTAATTCATAGAACAATCAAAATTTTCGGGATTATTATTAACTTTATTAAAATCAGCATGATGAACGACCTTTCCACTACCAGCTGTTACCATATTATAATGTTCTGCTACTAATCTATGAACTTCTTGATATACACCGGTTCCAGGATGATAAACAGTTACGTATCCATGTTTATTCTTTTGTGTAGTTTCATCTAAATACAACGGCATTAAAGATTGATTTTCTTCTAAATCTTGAGCTTCAACCCAATCACCATCTCTCGTTAAAAATCTATGGTCTGGTGTACAATCAATATATTTATCATTATCTAAATTAACCCTAACTAATTCAGCATCTTTTTTAGTATATCCAGCCCATTCTATTTCACCAGGAACAATCATATTAGTTTCTGGGTCTATCGCATATGTATAATGTTTAATTCCATTTTCATAATCTTCAATAATATCTTTAACAGTTTTTACTTCACCATTTAACAATGGAATTTCAGTTTCAGGAACTACACATCCTACATTTTCTTCGTATCCAAGGAACGCCTTTGGTATCTTTAATGATGCCATTAACTTGTTTCGTAGATACTCTATATCATCCACAGCTTCGTATGTAAGACCACTCAAAGTATCAATTTCTGTTCCACTATCCCCACCACGAACAGGAATGAAAAAATCCTCTGTAAGATTTTGTATGTTATACCGAAGGTTGTAATCTCCTGTTTTTGGATCCATAACTGGAGCCTTCTTCATTTTGTTTGTAACCTTCTGCATAAAATTATCAACTTCAGCTGGTGGAATGTTTCCAATATCAAATTTGAATACTCGTTTTTCTGGTGCTCTCATAATACGATGAATTAACATGGCGTCTTCCATTAATGAAAGTTGTTTCCAGATTTTGCGACCGCCTTCAATCATACCCTTTCCGTATGGTAGGAAATTAGAATCACTCAATAGTCTGAAATGAGCTATTTCATAGTTTTCTAATTCCTTTTGTCCGCTCATTCTACCAGTATGTCGAGTATCACCCTCTTCTACTACAAACTGTACCATATATGGATTTTCTGGATCTTCACCTTCAATACGAGTTACGTCATATGCTGAAAGTGGGACTACATTTGTAATACCATATTTATCTTTAATATCTAAATATAAATAAAAATCACCATATTTACACATATTACGAACCCACGGCCACAAATTGAATTCTATATTCAAAACGTCATAGTATAGGTTGTGCAATATATCATTTATATTTTCATTTTCTGATCTAATTTCTAAAACTTGACCGTACTCACTTTTCATAGTGCTGTTATGAGTATATATTTTGGACCCATCATTGGATTCTAATGCATATATATGATTTTCACCAGCGTTTACTATATCATAAACATCTTCCACAGCCTCAAGTTTTTTAATAGAAACAATTCTATGATTAGAACTGCCTACAAAATCTGAAAAATGTTTGTATCCACTTTCATATAAAATGTTATTAAAAACACGTTTACTTGTGTTTATTTTATTACATAATTTATCATAATTTCGTTTGGGATTTTTTTCAAAATCATCAATAACTAATCTCATCTCATCTAACAAGTGAGTATTTATCATTGCATTATATTTTCGTGGTAATGATTTTATATTATCTATATTATATAATTCACATATTTTATTTTTTACTTTTTGTAACTCTTCAACATTAAAATTATATTTCTTTTGTATTATATTAAATACATTTGTATCTCTACCTCCCGTATAATTTTCCATTAAAAACTCTACTACTTCCACTAAATCAATATCAGTTAATCTATCAATATCAGTTAACCATCTACCATTTTTAGAACCCTCAAGTTTATTTCCGTTATTATACATTCCATTATCTCTACCAAAATTTGCATATAATTTTTGTCTATCTTCAAATGTAGTATTTTTCAAAAAATTATTCATAAATTCATGCTGTTCTATTGATTTTTTTCTTCTATTTTCATCAGTCCAGTATTTTTTATGCCCCATTGTTGTTTTTTCTTTATATTCATGCACCATATTTTTGTCTGACCATAGCTCTTTATTAAACTTTGCATGGACTTTCCAATGATCATCAGGTTCTAACCACTCTAAATGATCAGGTGAATTATTTAACTTATCAAATGCCGAATGATGTATAACTGCTTTCGTAGATTTAGATTTTCTCATATTTTTCAAAATATCTATTGAATTTGCAACGATTCTATGAACAAAATCAAATTTTCCATTATTTTTTATCATTAAATACCCGTTTAATTTTTTATCACTAAGTTTAGTATTTAATGCATATATACCATCACCAACACTTAAAGTATCTGTATACACTAATTCACCGCTCCCATTTACCCATCTATGGTTTCCTGTCGATTTTAAGATAGTACCATCTTCTAATGTAATTTCATACACTTCAGATTTGCCTTTGTATACCACCTTATCCGCTTTAGATGGTATAAAATTCCCAGTATCATCTAATCCGTATAACCAAAAGTTTCGATCATTTTCATCAAATAATTCTTTAATTGTTAATTTACGGCCATCTAATAATGGAATTATAGTATCTGAACTTAAACATTCATCTGCATAAATGTCAAGAGCACTTGAAATGATAGCATCAGCGTCCATTTCCTCATAATCTCTAAATAGTGCAAGTCGTTGAGCTTGAAAACTAATTGCCTGTGCGTGTCCGTATCCACCAGTTGTTAAATTAGTGTGTATTCTGGACCATCTATCCACAAGACTATTTCGTGTAGCTTGTTGAACTCTATTTGTATCTGCTATTTTTAACTTTTTACCACCTGCGTGTCTAACGATCACGTTGGTGCTGAAAAGTCTTTTGAGTCTACTTCTTAATGTTGTATCTGCCATTTTAACCTCTTATTTATTATAATTAATTTCTATAAATTTACATCCAAGTAAATCAATAATTTCTTGTTTTCGTATTTTATCATTTTCTATCTGCTTATCATGATGCTTTTCATAATATTCTATAACCACGTTTTTTTCTTTATCATAACCATCTACAAAATATCCCAATTCTTTAATGTGATATTCACCACCGTTCTCTGCATGTTGGAAGTTGTATCCATGTTTTTTACCGTATTCATCTATTATTTTACATGCTTCTGGATTGTAGTTTGGATATACATATCCGTTGATTTCCTCAATCCGTTTAAGGTGTGCCAATCTCATTTTCCCTTTAGTTTCAGCAGACGCTTTTTTACCGATACGATATTCACTAATTTTTTTTCTACTACTTTCAAGTGTAAAAGAATTTATTGTATTTTTTCTATACTCTTTCATAGTTTCACTTATTTTAAGTTTTGTTTTTTCTGACTGTTTAGTTCCTTTTTTTAATTCACCCATCTTTTTTCTAACTTCATCAGTATATCCATATCCACCATAATTTCCATTATTTTTACCAGAACTGGCACAGCTTCTACATTTTTTATTATGATTCACGCCGTATTTTAATCCCTGTTTTGTTTTATAAAATCTTTCAATTTTACAGAACTCACATATTCTCGAATATACTATCGAATCAACCATGTCAAATCCTCTTTTTCTCTACCAGTTTCCATTTCCCAATAATCATTTTGATTTTCTGTTGGTTGGTAAACTGCGTCATAATCTAACACTCTATTTAATACATCTTTCTGTAATGCTATTCCCTCTGATTTTAGTCGTAATGCTGTATCTCTTACCCACATACCTATCGCAAGACTAATTGGAAGGTCATCATTATATCCTTCCATTGCTTGTGCTTTCATGTTATGATAAATAAATACAAATAATTCCTCAATCAATCTGGAAGAATGAACTATTACAGTCTTTTCTCTAAAATACTCTTCTAATTTAGCAATCACTAATGGTCTTGTTTTCATTGTCATACTGAAACCAGGAACCATTTTCCTTTCTTCATTTCTATATTTATTTATTACTTGACGTTGAACATCTACATAATGTAAATCTTTACTCGTATAAAATAAATTATCATAATTTCTGTCTATTACTTGTTGTATTGCTGCCCAACCAATTGATGCATTTTCAATAACGAGTAATGCATTATTGTATTCTACTGCTGTATTCATACATAAATTACCAAAATCTTTTGTAGATATTTTTCCTTTATATTCTGCTACTTGTTCTAAATTTTCTACATCTATTACATGAAATGCTGAAAAATCAGATCCATCACCACGAGCAACGTCAGCACTTACTACATAATCTCTGTTATAATCGGGCGGTCTCCATACCCACAAATTACTATCAAATCCTCTTTTTTCCATAGGATCTTCTACGTGTTTATTCTTATATTCTTCTAATATAACACCATCAATTACAGTTTGACCTGAAGTGATGAAGTCACAATCACATTCTTGTGCGGCCATTGAAGGTCCAAGTAGTTTATCTTGTTCATCTCTCCAATCCTGTTCTCTATCCGGATGTAATGACCAGTGAAGTTTAATAAAATTCCAATCACTCTTCCCAGTTTCTGCGTCAGTCCAAGTTTTGTGAAACCAATTACCAACACCATTCGGTGTAGATAATGCTATACATTGTCCACCAGTAGATAGTGTACTTTGTGCGGCAGTCCATATTGTATCAATTTTTGGAATAAATGCAGCTTCATCTAATATCAATAATGATAATGCTTCTGACCTACCACTATCTTCACCACTTGAAATGGCTTTTACTTGTGAACCATTAGAATATTTTAATGATAATTTATTATCCTCCGTACAACTGGATTTTACCCAATTTGGAAGATTTGCGTGCATCACTCGTATTTTTGTTACAAGGTTTTTAGCTGTATCCTGTTTAGTAGCGATTACCAATATATTCTTATCACTCTGAAAAGTCATCAACCATAATGAATAACCTGCCACAAGAGTAGATATTCCTAATTGACGGGCTTTTAATATAATGTTGTAATTGTGATCATTAAAATCTTCCAATGTTTTTTCCTGAAAGTCATATAAAGTAAATGGAATTTTTCCTTCAATTGGGTGTTGAATAACCGCATATTTTTTTAGGAAATATATTGGGTCTTTAGCACATTTTATATACTCAGCCTTTATTATTTCTTTTATGTTAGGTCTACTCATTACTTTGTTACTTCCACTATTTTTATTCCTAAATAAGTTGGTATAATTACTGATGCTGCTCCGTATGTGAAATAAAGCCACTTATTTTCATACCACGATGGTTTATTCAAATTAGACTGTTCTTCCAAATTTTCATTCTGTTCCCTTAACAGTAAAATTTGCTCGTCTTTTTGTATCAACAAAAGAGAATCAGTCCGTATATGTTCTTCATATTTAACTACTAATTCTTCTGAAATACCAACTTGATTTGCTAAATTTAAACTATCAGCTTGTAAAGATTTTATCTTATTTGCAAATCCTAATACTTCATCGGCTGTAAATGTATGTTGACCAAACAAAAAAGTGGACAACAGTATTATCCAAATATACTTCATATTATCTATGTAATACGTAAACTACACCAGTTGCACCAATTACTACTTTCTTTACTCCTATTGGATAAAGTGTATCTGCAGTTAATGTAGTACCAGGTAAAGTTCCACCACCAGATCCATGAATAGTTACATTTGTTACATCTTCAACTATAAATCCAGCACCGGCATTTGAGCCTGTAAAATCTACAGTGGTACTTGAATTTACTTTTGTTATACCATTGTAATCACCAAGCTTTTGATCCGTTGGTAATGACCTAAATAATGTTCCTGCATCTGCCATTTAATTTCTCCTTATATATGTATATATAATTATTTACTTTTGGAAAATTTCCTTAAAAACTCTGCCGCATCATCCACATCATCATTTTCAAAGGCTGTTTCCATTTTCTTGACTTCATTTTTAGTTCGTGTTAATTTTCTTTTTAACTTTGTTATTTCTTTCTTGTTTTTTTTCTTATTTTTCTGTAAGGTTTCTATTTCGTGTGCCACTACTTCTTCTTTTTTCTTATTCTCTTTAATGACTTTCTTTAATTCTTTAGCTTCTTTTGATTTTTTTGCACTCAATAACGTACTCAAACCGAAAAGTCCTAAAATCGCAATAATTAGTTTTTTTAACCATTCCATTATTTAATCTCCATTATTTGTTTGTATGTCGATTTACCTTCTAATTTTTTAGTTTTTGAAGGTTCATCAAATTCACTATCCGTTGGTTCTTTGTATTTACCATATCCATCATTATCACGTTCTACATCTTCAGTAAAATCTTTATCAAATATATTGACTTTTTTGTGTATTCTAAACGTTACGACTTTTCTATCGTTTATAGTCGGCATTCCATGTTTATCTACACCAATTTTTTTAATTACTGTTTTCTTATTCTTAAATTTTCCGGTAAGAATAGTATCTCCAACTTTTACATCTATTGTAATTGCCATTATTTTTTCCCCTTCGGTAATAAATCAACTAATTTATTTCCCTTCCATTCTCTACTATCTATTTTACTTCCTATTCTATGGTCTGTCCACTTTCCCCATAATTTTTCATTTTTAGCGAATAAGGATTGACCACCCTCCTGTTTTTGTCTATATCCAGTTCCACCACTTTCTTTGGATCCAGGTTCTGGTGTATTTGGAACTCCACCACTTTCAGTTCCTTCTGGAGCGGTAGTTGGTTTTATGAGAGTTTCTGCAGTAGAATGAAAATTATGAGTTTCTGGTGGAATTGTGTATTCTTGTTTCCTATGAAATCCATGTATTCCATATAATCTTTGTTTAGGTGCCAATGGTGGAGTATCATCCCTTAATTCATCTGCCATTATTGATGCGTATTCTTCTGGACCACTTAAATAACGAAATACCATTGCCTTATCTCGTTCTGCTCGTTTCAAATTATTTAAACTTCCTTTACCACCATAAATGTTGTCTGATGCAGGGAAATCAATTTGTTTCATACCACGAGTTAAACTTGCAGGTGTTACTATTCTCCGTTCTCCACGTTTAGTGTAAAGACCATCGGGCCATGCATCACCTGTAATTATACCAAGTCCACTATCCGTTCCACTTGGAGATGCTTCATTTATGAGTTTTAACATTCTCTTTTCAAGTTTATTCATTTCGTAGTCCAATCATTTTTCATACAAACTCCACATTAAATCAACCAAACGTTACTAACGATAAGATTTGATTTACAGGAGCGAAACTTCCAGTAAATTTATAAGTTTTTCCGTTATATTTAAAAACAATGCCCTCACTCGGCACTATTGATTTTAATCCACCAATTGCATTTAATCTATCAAGTAAAACTGATAGTCTATTTATTTTCTTAATATCACCACCACCTTTAATAGCTTTAATTGCCTTTGTAACATCCTTTCTTATTTGAAGAACTGTTTTATCTGGAGATGCAGCTATAAATCCAGAAACTCCTTTTAGAATTTCAACCCCTACTTCAAAAAATAAAACCTCAAACGGTCTCATATTACTTTTAACAATTTTAGTGTGGTCATTTTTATCAGTAGATAATACCCAGTCTAAAAAAACTTCATTATCAATATCCCTTTTCATATCTCTAACAGAATACGATTTATCAAAAAATGCCCATCGTTTTGTTAATCCTAATAAAGCACTATCAGGAATTTTATAATTATGTTGTTTACTAGCATTATAAATATATTCTTTCCAAAAACTTTGATGATATACACTAATCGTATCCGAATCATTAAGTCCAAATTCACTTCGTAACTTATCAACTTGTTTCAAAAATTTTGGTTTTAATTTTCCAAAATCTTGGTGTTTAGGAACATCCAAAAAATTTGGTTTAGATATTTTAAACTTTTTTTGTATATTTTGATTTATCTGGCGAATCATTCCCTCCAACATTCTAGCACTTCCTTTAACTTCTCCAATAGGAGTTCCCTTTTCATCATATTCTAATGCACCATGAAAAATTAATTCAGAAATATCATAATCAATAGTATTTGGATTTGCAGCATACATAATTTCTAAATTCATAAAATTATGACCGTCATTAAAAATCTTTCTCTTTTGTTTTTCTGTTAAAGATCCTATTGCACTATTTAAATCCTTTATTGCAAAAACATAAGCATCTTTTACAGATTTTACCGCATGACCTTTAAATTTACTAACAACTTGATTTACTGTCATGGAATTTTTACCCCAACCTTTTAATTGAGTTTTATTTCTGGCAGCTATTAACTCACCATCTTTCCATGACACCATAATGTTTTGACCATCCATTTTTTCTGTAACATTATCTTCTCTATTTAACTTACCACCAATTCCTAATTTAATTATTTTCTTTAAATCACCAAATGTTAAATCTTTATCATCAAATGGATGATTTAGGTGTCCGGCCGCTCCACCTTCCAATAACATTTCTTTTTTCCACCATTCTGGAGAAAATACTGTATCCCTACTGACACTTTCATAAATTTTCTTAAATTTATCAGTTACAAGTTTATATATTCTTTTATCAAAATAACCAAATAATTCCTTAAAAATTTTTTCCCTTTTACCTTCATACTTTGAAGATCCTAATAATTCTCTCATCCAAGTTCCACTAATTTCTTTACCTTCTATTTTAAAAGATATATGAGGAACTTCTACATAGTAAGAATGTTCTGAAGCAGGTTTCAGATTATTTTTATTCTTCTCATATGGTTGAAAATATAATTTCCCACCACTTTTCTTACTACCACCTGTAATACGACCTTTATCTTTTACCCCAAAAGCATATACTAAAACCACATTTTCAAGATCAAGATTTAATGGGTTTAGTTTATTCCATAAATACGGTAGTCTACTAAGAATAATTTTATTACTTGGAACCCCCATTTTAGAGATCAATTGTTGTTTTTCTTTAAAATTTAATGGAGACCGTTTTGTATCTACTTTATTAGAAGTTGAAATATATGTATTATTCTTTCCAAACAACTTCGCCATATATTTATAAGCTTTATAATGATGTCTCCCAAATGGTTGAAATCTTCCAGGATAAATTCCTAAAACTTTTAATTTTCTACCTTCCTCTATAGATTCCTTTCTTTTCTTTTTGTGTTTCTTTTTATGACGTTGTTTAGCAACCTTTTCAACTTCTGCACGATGCAATTTCTCTATATCTGTATTTTTATATTTTTTTAGAAATTCTATCATTTTAGATAATACTCCAACCATCATTTCAACATCTGCTAATGCATTGTGCCAACTGGAAGTATCTATTTTCATAGCTTTACTTAAATTTCCAAGTGTAGATGATACATTCTTTCTGCCTGTTTTAGAAGTCTTGGTTAAGCTTTTCAATATTAAATCTAATTCATCACTTTTTTCAACTGATTTTAACAACGGAATAAAAAACATTCTATTTAATGCTAAAGTATCTAATGATTTATACTTTTTCATTTTAATTCCATATTTGCTTGCACGAACACCAAGATATTTTAAATCAAATGGTGCATTGTGAGCAATTAAAATTGGATTTTTATACTTATTTATGAATTCAAATAATATATTTAATGAATGTGCCTCCAATACAAACGGTGCTGTTTTACTACCATACCGAGTCATCTTCAATACGTCTTGTGGAGTTTGTAACTTATCACGAGGACTAACATGATCATCCCAACTCTTACGTTCAGGAGTTCCTTTCTTCATAACATTTTTTGCTGCTTTATTTAAATTAACCTTATAATCTAATTTACCAACTTCTTTAAATGTATCTCCACTATACGCGATTGCAGCTATTTCAGTAAGTTGTAAATAATCAGTTTTAGGTTGGAATCCAAGAGTTTCAGTATCAAAATAAATAAGAGTTTTTCCCTTGAAATTTAATACAGTATTAAGTAATTCTTCAATTGAAAGACCATAAAATTGTGTAACCCCTTCTACCAAATTTTGTTTCCACCATTCTGGAGAAAATACTTTATTTTCTACATGAAGTCTTGGGCGACCACCTTTAAATTTAGGTGATTTTTCTGCAATATCAGACGTATTCCGTATATTATCTTCCATACGACCACCCGCATCAATACCAGAAGCTATTGGTGGACCTGCAAACAATACATTTGTATCATCTACTCCCATCCATTTCATCACTCTCCAACCAAGATTTTCAATTACATCACGTAATCTGGTTTTATACTTTTTCTTGGCTCCATATGAAATTGCAGGAACGTCCCTATAATCCATAGTATAATCTTCTTCCGGATCCATTGCACCATCACTTAAAATATATCCTATTACTTTATATCCTAAATCGTTTTGTAATTGTTTTACCCAATCCGTTGTTTCTTGTTTATATTGATTTAATGATCTGTAAAATGTTCCAGGTCCATCATCTACAGGAGCTCTTACAGTATCTGCACCTTCTTTTATAATAGAAATTACATCGTTTTCTACTATAAAATCTCCTATTTTATCTCCACTAAACTCATTTAAAATCTTCTTATACACTAAAATTCTCCAAATTACAATTTACCATATATAAATATCAGTTTACCAAACTATTAGACAATTCTTCCTCTACTTCTTTTTTCATTTTAAATAAATCTTTAAGAGCCTCGTCTACCATTTCAATTACCTTTTCATCGTTCTGTGTCCATTTCTCTTTCTCTATTTCTACATCTTTTATACCAACCTGGTTATAAAACTCTGGAGTAGTTTCTGTTTTCCATTCATCTACACTTTCTATTTGTTCGTTTAACCATGAAAGTTTATTTTTTAATACTTTTTGTTTTTCCCACTCTTCAAATTTACCTTCTACTCGGAGTTTATTTTCAAAAGTTATTTGGCAATCAAAACATTGATTATATAATCTATACATTTTATCATCAAGTTTCTTTTTCATCACTTTATCACAGTTAGGACAAAACCATGGCATTTTTGCCTCTTGTAATGCTTCCATTCTACCATTTATTCTATCTCTCTCTGTCTGTTTCTCTTTTTCACGAGCCTCTTTTTCCTTTTTATCTTCCATTACCACCATTATTCGTTTATCTGGTGTTTCGTTTCGTAAAATGGATTCTCTTGCCTTTACGTGTCTTTGATGTTCTCCCATAACTTATTTTTCTCCTATTTATCTAAAAATTATTTTAATTTAATCATATTGCTACAGTTCCAATAAATTTTAATGGTTTCATATTAAACCAAGCTGTACTCTCTACATCCCAAGCATGTAAAGCTTGGTGTGCATATGGATTTTTAACATTAATACCATCATACTTTTTACTTAATTTTGGCCAATCTAAAAAATTTTCTCCGCCATAACTTTTACTCTCATATGGAAATTTCTCTCTTAATTTTTCATAATCTTTCTTATTATTAATAGTATAAAGTTTAGCACTTTTTACCTCAAATACAACTCCATCACCACTATTCCAATCTGGCATTTCCCATTTAGTCCATTCTGCCCATCCACTACTTAATGTTTTCATACTCCAAGATGAAGTCCAAAATGCACCTATTGGTTTATTCGAATATCCATTCACTCCAGTTATTTTGAGTTTTCCCTTTGGTAGCTTAAGTGGATCAAAATTGTCACGTGGTAAAAATACCTGATTAGTCATTCGTTCTACTATAAGGTCTTTAAGTTTTATCATTACCTAATTTCATTACATAATATAGTATTACAAATACTATTGCTGTTAATAATAATAAATCAAACTTTTCTAATATAAAATCCCAAAACATTATTTTAACTTCACTACATTAGCTGTTTCTGTATCTACATATCCACCATCTACTGTAATTGTGGTATGTTGCATTATTTTTTTATTCATATACAAAGTAATTGTAATATAATCTTCGTCATAATCAACTTCAGCTTCAACTATATTTTTACCTGCCTTTAACTTTGACTTTGATTCTGTTAAATTCTGCATAACAATCTCTCTAATCTTTTTTCGTAATACTTTCTCTTGCAATTCATCCTTCACTATCATCATATCTTTCTTTGATACTTTAACTTTTTGTTTTCCGATTTCTCTCGGTTCGTCTATGTGGAATTGTGCCATTATTTTATTCTCCACTCTAAAAGAATGCATCTCCTCCCCTGTCGGAAATCCATTTGTTTATATCTTTTGGTTCATTCGTTATTTCTATTTTACTACCAAACATTTTTTGTGCTTGTTCAATTTCCTTTCTCCTTTCTTGTTCGTCAAATGTAATATTGTCATCTTCAAATGTTTCATCATCATAGTAATACTTATCTTTCACATATGCTAATACATCCACTATCATGATTTTATCAACTACTAATTCATTCCAATACCAATCACCTTTGTATGGCTGTGGGTCTCCAAAATGTTTATTTAATTGTTTCTGATATTTCTTTAATACCTTTAATACTTCCTTTTCATACAAGTTAAATAGTTTTTTAATGTCAGTAAATTCACTTCCATCTTTATTATATAGAGTAACTTTATCTATTGCCCTATCTATTGTATATTTTAACTTTAATTTTTTATATGATTTATCAAATGCAAAATACATCCCACCTCTTATTTTATTTCCTATATCACTATCCGATGCTTTGTTTAAAATATGTGTAAGGGATGATTGGTGGTCTGGTTCACTACCAACCCATCTCATACCAGTTTTATCTGGCCGGGAGAATATGTCATCAGTCGAAGCTATCTTTAATTTACCGATAAGATGTACAAGAAATCCACCGTCTGTTCTTACACCACCTAAATTACCTATATTACTTTGTGCATTTGTAGTAAATGTGGATAATGCCTTTGATGTACCTTGAAGTTTCTTTATGGCTTTTAACCCTTTAAAATCCGTAACGTGAAATGTGGGAACATCTACATCACCAACAATCATATTCACTACTTTTTTAGATAGTGGAATCATTGTACTATTCATCATATGTAGTTGAGTTTTTTCCCAAGAAATTTCCGTTAATAAATCTTTTAGTTTAATCATCCACCGAACCCACTATTCTTCCAAATCAGTTTATGTAATCTATGGTATTCACGTTGTTGTTCTGGTGATATTTTTATAGTTTTTAATGGTTCAAATAACTTAAATTTACCTCTATTTTGCTTTTGTATATTCATTAAATTCTTTTCATCTTTATCTACCGCAATTACTTTCTTCAAGTTATTAGACACTAATATCCAATAACCTGCCTTTCTCATATCTTGTGCAGTATCAATAGATATAGTTTTCTTTTCCGTTAATAAATCTTTTAATTTAATCATTTTATTCTCTCTCTAATATATGCTTCTGCAAATTTAATTGTATCACCTACTTTAGCTTTCTTACCGGCAGTATTCTTCATCTTTGTGCCAACCTTTTCTACTACTGCAAAAAATTGTGGTATTCTTGGAGCCACTCTTTCTAAAATCTTTGCTATTGTTCCATCATGCAATTTAACTACACTATTCTTTTTCAGCCCTTTAAAATCTGTTCTATTTGCGTATCCACTTGCAAGTGCTTCTATTATATCTTTTAGTTTAATCATTGTTTTATTACCAGCTTTTTAATTTTCCAATTTTCGTGTTTTTCATATCCACTTAACACCCCACCGTAAAATATATTGTATAAATAATGATAGCCTTTACCTTCTGGAATTTCAACTTCTATTTGAATCTTCCACTTATTTTTCTTTGGTGCTTCTGTTAATATTTTTTTCAATTTTATCATAATTTATCTCCGTGGATTATAATCCCAAGGTCCCCAATGCCCATGCTTTAACATATTTGTCATAGTTTCTTCAACTGAATACTTATATATCTTTTTACCATTTGCGGGTATTCCACCCAACTCATAATACTTCTTTTTAGCTAATACTATCTTTCTACCATTACTGAAATCTAATATCATATTTCCCTTTTCTATCCAAGCATGACCGAATGGCTTACCGTCTGTGGATAGTATAGCAAGTCCATGACATAATACTAAATCTTTATCATGCCCCCTGCTTACAAATCTTCCGTTGACTTCGTAGCAATCGCCTTTACCTGCCATTGAGTAAATCCACCATTCTAATTATACTTTCTTTCTTCTTCTTTTTCTCTGCCGGTTTAGTTTGCAATCCTTGTTTCTGTGTAAACTCATTTGTCTTTTCTACTAATTCTTCTGCTCCAGCATCAACCATTTTTACATTCATTTCAATTTCACCACTACCACCGTTTGCAATATCAAGTGCAACTAACGCTCCCCATCTGTGATGTCCGTCTAAAATATATCCGTCCTTTGAAACAATAACAGGTTCTCGTAATTTCTCTGATAGTTTCCACTTTTTTTCTGCATCTTTGTCTTTGTGTGGTGGTGGAGTTGCATTCATTAATACATCACTCATAAACGCAACATTTGCAGGTTTTAATTCATTTTGAGTTGCCTTCATATCTCTAACACTCATAGGTTTTGGTTCAGACATTTTAACTCCAATTGACTCTAAATTTCTTTTAAATGCATCTTCTGTATTTACCTCTCCCTGTCCGTCTTGTGGTAATTTAGAGGCTGGAACTCTTTGTGCATATTCTTCATCCGTTTCTTCAAATTTTGTAGGTTCATGTTGTCCAGTTTTTTCATTATATACCCAAGGTTCACCTTCACCCCTTTTCCACGGCTTAGATTTTAATTGTGGCATTTTAGCTCGTGGTATTCCCTTACTATCAGCACAGAATATATTGGTTCCTGGTACAGTTACATCACATAAATTAGTAGTTTCTTTGTCACCAATATCAACCGATTTATCTTGGTCTTTAGGATGTTTACCCCTATTTTTAGAAGCCATTGCCTTTATACCTTGAACTATGGCTGCTTCTTTTTTTGGATTATCACCTAATGCATCTTCTTTTGATTTAGGACCAGTTAGATTTTTACTACCCGTTCCAAGACCAGGTTGATTAGGTTTTCCTGATTTTTTTTCTTTCTTTTTGGCATCCTGTGCCTTTTTACTTTGTGGGTGAGATTTTATGTAAGCTGCCTGACCTGATTGGTCTAAATCACTCCACCAATCTTCATTTATTAGTTGTTTTAATTTAATCATCGTTTCTTCAACAATTTTTGTTTTTCAATCCATTTCAAAGCTTGTTTATTCTTAATTGGTTTCTTTAAAAATTTACCAATACCTTTACCAACCAACATATTAAATTTAGACTGTGCCTGTTTTGGACTTAAATGTTTTTTATTATCAACCAATAGAAAATTAGCACCACCAAATAATCCCTGGAAATATGCCATGTTATTTTGAACTTCTTTCCACGATTTTTCTACAAGGTTTGCCGGTAATCTTCGTGGTCGTTCTTCATTTCGTTTTTGTGCAACTTCTAATGAAGTATTAACAAATACCATAAAAGTATCATATCCCAGTTTTATTAAATCATCTCTTTGGTCTTTTATGTCTTTAAATTTATGTCCAGTACCATCAATAATAACACCCAATCTACCTTGTGTGTATATTTTTAATTTAGTCTTACTAAGTTCTTTTGTACGACCTCTCATTCCACTATAATCATCATAAGTTGGATCTGTAAGTTGTTTGAATAATTCATCGGGCATATTATCAATATCAACAGTTCCAAAATACTTTTTCAGAAAATTTTCTAATTCTGTATCTTGATTTACCATTTTAAGTCCAGAATATGATACATTAACTTTTTCGGGGATTCCGAATAATTGAGATGCAACATAAGTTTTTCCACTTCCAGGTCCTCCACTAAGGAATACTGCTTTGAATATACCAGGGTCATTTACTCCCTCACTAATAACAGTTCCATCATTTTGAACACTATCATTCCAAACAATCATTGGTCCTTGTGGTTCAATATATTTATATTTTTCAAGTTCTTTTACAACTTTATCTACTACACTACCAAACTGTTTTTTTAAAGTTTTTATAAGTCCTTTATATTGTCGTTTAGACATTTTCCAACCAGTGTTAAAACTACCCGGTTCCATCAAGAATACCTTACGGATTTTATCCTCTACATCACCAGCCTTATTTTCATATAATAAATCTTTTAATTTAATCATCTAATTATTCCATATCCTAAAATTAATACACCAACTGTAAATATAACCCAGATAAACTTACCTACTAGCCATGGTATATCATATCCCCAAATGTGCCACTTAAAAGTATTAGGTTTGTAAATTGTTCCTTTATCTACATGGTTAAGTGCCATTTCATAAACTGCTGTACCAATAAGCCATGATCCCAATCCAGTTAAAAACCAGGTTTGGAACGGTAAAGTATAAAAAAATGAAGTGAATACTGTACCCCATATTCCTATTTGTTCTAGCACACGCCATCCATGATAATCCATTAAGCCATTTGATTTATTATTCGGGTGAATAAGTTTGTTTGAATTTCTACGTTTTGGTTTTGCCCAAGTATAACCTTCCGTTACTCCTTCTGAAAACCAATAAAGTATTATAAATAATGGGAATAAAATTTCAAGTATCATATTATCGTCTCCTAAATATAGTTCATCAACTATAAATATAAGAAAACGAAAATATTAGAAGTTATTTGAGAATAACTCCTCGTTGAATTTCTTCATATAACTCACGAATGCCATTTTTAAGTGAAAACTTATATTGATATTTCAATTCTTTTTGTATTTTATCAAAATTAACTTTATAATCTCTTGGATCATCAAATTTAACATATTCAAGTTTTCCTTCACCTAAATAATCTACTATCGTATTTACAATTTCTTTCTTTTGATAATTTAAATCGTTAAATCCTACATTATAAACTCCTCGTAAATCTTTTTCCATACATTGAATAATCATATTACAGGCATCTTGAACATGAAGATATGGTCTCCAAGTATCTTCACCATAAACTTTTAACAATTTATCCCTATAATACTGATATACAAACTCGTTTATCGTTATGTCATATCTAACTCTATAACTCACCCCAAATAATGTAGACATTCTCAATACCAACTGTTTGTTATCTAATACAATTTCTTCTGCCTGAATTTTAGAATCTGCATATAATCCAAGTGGTTCTAATAGTGAATCTTCTGTTACTACTTCATCAGTTTTCCCATAATTACTACAAGTGCTTAAAAATAATAATGGTATATCATAGTTATATGCACATTTACTAATCCATTCCGTGGCTCCTGTATTTACATTATACACCGAACTTTCATATTGCTTACAACTTGGTTCTCCTACTATTGCTGCCAAATGAACAACATAATCTACACTCTTTATAACAGTCTCTATCAATTCAAGATTATTTATTGTATTTTTAATTAATTTATATTTTGGATTATCTAAAAATGGAATTATTCCTACTGAACCAAAAAATAAATTATCATATACAATTACATTATGTTCTTGACTTAAAAGTATTTCTGTTAATTTAGAACCAAGATAACCTGCTCCTCCTGTTATTAATATTCTCAATTTAAACTATCTCCTACATGAATTACTTCACAACTATCTTGTTCTGGAATATATCTCCAAGGATCAATTATAATAGAACCTTTATTATATGAATAAGTAGTAAAATCAGGATGTTTTGTACCAATAAAATAAATCATTGGTTCTTCACCAGTAAGTAATTTATGTGTATCTACATATGGATCCCACATATAAACCTCGTGTCCTCGTTCTTCCAATATATTATTCAATAAAATAGATGGACTTCCTGTTGTAATATTAGTTTCTGGTTTAAATGACTTTCCAAGTATCAAAATTTTCTTATCTTTACAGTGATCTTCTACCAAATTGGCCAACCAATCAGTTTGATTTTCTCGTTGTTTCATAATATTATCAAACCAATCATGTGATAAATCTAATTCTCGTGATAACCAACTTAATGCTATATTATCACGGGGGTGGCAACCACCGCCATCTCCCATTCCACCACTCATATACTTATATGAAATAATTCTTTCATCACCCATTGCAAGTGCGTTCATTACCTCATCAACATTTGTATTTGGTAATTTATGACACATTTCCATTACCGTATTTGTAAATGCTAATTTTGTAGATATAAAAGTGTTATATAAAACTTTTATTAATTCTGCATTTTCTACTGTTGTTTTATATACAGAAGCGTGTGTTATCGTTTTATAAAATTTTTCTGATTTATTAAGGGCCCAATCATCATCGTGTCCAAATAATACAAACTCTGGATGTAAAAAATCCCTCATTGTTGTGCCCATAGCAATAAAAAATGGATTATAACATAATTTAAAATATGGATTATGGTCTATAAATGGTTTTATTTCTCTACGAATTGTTCCTGGTAGAACTGTAGAAATAATAATAACAACTTTTTTAGATTGTTGATGCCATATTTCTTGTTCTAAATCTTTTATACCTTTTTTCAAATAAGTATAATCAAAATCTTCTCGTTCATCTGGTATTCTTGTTATTCCTTCAAATTCATCCTCATGTGGTGTTTGTATTGAAACAAAAATAATTTCAGATTCTCCTACAACTTCTTCAATTGATTTTATTTCTATTTTACTTTTATCTAAATACTCTTGAGCCCATATTTCTTGATATTGAAGTTTTTTAGTATCAATAATATCCTTAACTTGTTCTGAAGGATCATAACCAACTACCTTATGACCTCTTGATTCCACTGCTAATGCACAAGGTAAACCAAGTTTTCCTAATCCTATAAATCCTATATTCATTACCAGCTTACTTCCCAGTCATCAAACTCAGATGCTATACAATCTATCTTATAATCTTTTCTTCCCCCCTCTACAAGATTTTCTTGTATCTTATTTTTTGCAGTATTTCTAATTCCATTTAACCCGTGAGTCAATTCAAGATTTCCATCACCTTCACCTGCTCTAAATTGAGATTCATTATGCCAAATATGTAAGTTCATCTGAGCCAATACCACAATAGCTCTAATCATTTCACCTGTTGGTTTCTCCCAATAGATCAATTCATCTAAATCTTCTACTATCTCTTTAATTTCCTTAGCATATTTTTCTTTATGTTCTGGTATAAAAACTTCCTTTAACTGTACAATAGATAATCTATCTATTAATTCACTTATAGTCGGTAAGTATTTTCTTGTGTAACTCATCTTAACTTTCTCCACCTTCTAATTCTTTTAATGTGGCTGTAGCAACACCGTGCTGTTGAACTACAACTGTCGTACATTTTTGTGCAAATTCTATTGCACTCTCTATATTATTTGTATCTAAATAACCACGAACTAATCCTGCAATGAAAGTATCTCCTGCTCCACTAACATCCTTTACAGGAACTTCTTCTACTGGAAAATCTTTTCCATTATATCTACACCCTTTACTACCTAATGTAACAATAAGTTTTTCTTCAAGTCCATTTTCTGATAATACTTCATGATTCTTCTGATATTCTAATTCGTTTATTTTAATAAAATCTGCGTCTTTAATCCATTCACCAAGTTTCTTTTTAGTATCCACGAATACATTTTTATTGTATTTACAAATATGTTCTATATCACTTTCTTCTAAAAATCCTTTACAATAATCTGATATGATAATTGCATCAATCTTATCTACAGTACCCATTAAGGTATAAGATTGAAATTTATTATTCATTATACCTTGTAATTTTTTTATTTTTATTCTATCACAATAATCATGTTCATCAACTCTCAATACCATTTGACTGGAACGGTTTTCTACATATCGTTTCTTTACAATACTATTTCCATTCGTTATAGTATAAATGTGCATGTCTAATGACTCAATATTATTTGCAACATTTTTTGCCATACCATCATTTTCTTCTGTATGTGTTGGTTTAAAAACTGGTATTGGTGCTTCTGGACTTATTCTTTCTATGTCTCCATAAACAAAAACATCTTTACAACTATCTCCTATAACTAATATATTCATTAAAACACCTTTACATTATATTTTTTAGAAAATCCAACTCCACCAAGATAACTATTCACTATTGGTTTTCCCTTTACATTTAAACTTGTATTTAATACCATCGGACAGCCCGTTTTCTCATAAAACTCTTTAATGAGTTTGTAATAACCAGGATTATCATCCATGCTAACCGTCTGAACTCGTGAAGTATTATCCACATGACAAATTGCTGGATACTTATCGGGATATTTACAGGGTGCTACGAACTGCATGAACTGAGATTTCTTAACTGGCATATCAAAGATTTCATGTGCGTGTTCTTCAAGGACGGATGGGGCAAATGGACGAAACTTTTGTCTATGTTTTATCTCATTTACCCTATCCTTTATCTCATCGCCACGAGGGTCTGCCAGTAGAGAACGGTTTCCTAATGCTCGAGGACCGAACTCCGCCCTTCCGTTTGCCACACCAACGATATTTCCTTGTAACAATTCATCTAATACTTTCTTTCTTGGATAACGACCTTCTATATCATAACCAGTAAATGATGTTTTCCAATTCACGTGTTCCCCATAAACATATGCTGCACAACCGAGTGATGAACCTGCATCACCTGGATTTGGTAGTATCCACAAGTCAGGATAGTATCTTTGGGCTATAATAGAGTTTGCTACACAATTTAGAGCTACTCCACCCATATAAACACAATTATTAGTCTCAGGAATTAATCGTTTTGCTAAACTGAATACTTTACGGATTTCTTCTTCACATATCCATTGAACGTTTGCCGCTATATTGAATTTCCAATCATCACTATCATCATCTGGGTAGTATTCGGGATTCCAATCTAAACAACCTCTATGTAAATTGTCCTTTAAATCAATAAGTTTATCAGAATCATTAAAGAAATCTTCGCGAATACTATTCTTTAGTTTGTGATCTTGTGTTCCCCAACCAGCCATTCCCATTAAGATGTATTCATCCTCTTGTGGTTTCAATCCTAATCGTTGAGTCATTGCACTATACCAAAGACCAAGTGATTTTGGATATTTTAAACTATATCGTTTTTCAAAATGACTTCCCCACGCATACCAAATACTACACGTCTCAAACTCACCTATTGCGTCTATAACTACTATTGCTGATTCTTCATATGGACTTGTAAAGTAACCTGCTGCAGCATGAGATTGGTGGTGTTGGACATACTCTATTTCTGAATTACCAATATAATCTCTTAAATAATATGATGGTAAATTTTTACGAGATAAAACTTCTCCATATTGACCTGCTCTTAATTGTCTTAACTTTTTTAAATATGGTCTTTCAAAATAAACCACCTTATCTGGTTTACCACCTTGTCTATAACAATCTGCAAATAGTGCTGCATTTAAATCAGAATCGTTTTTAACCCCACTATATCTCTCACTATGACCTGCAAACAAAATCTCACCATCTTCTATAAGTGTGATAGCGGCGTCGTGGTTTAATGCGTTTATTCCTAATATTTTCATTTAATTATTTTTTCCAAAAATCATAAATACCTTTTTCTACTTCATAACTTTCCCAAAATTTTCTTGTGTTGTTAGGTTGTTCTTGTGCCCAGTCCCACATTTCTTTTAATCCATCATGTAATGATGTTATATCTTTATATCCTAATAACTCTACTGATTTACTCCAAGTTGAATGTGCATCTTTCACTTCATGTCTTGGTTTTGTATAAACCTTTTTACCATTTCCTATAACATCCCGTAAAATTTTATTTACTTCATTAATAGTATAAAATTTAGTTCCACCTAAATTAATAATTTGTTTTGAACAATTTTCTTGAATCCCAGATTTCCATAAAGGTTCAAGGGTATCATCAATAAAACTAAATGCTCTTTTTTGTTCACCATCACCAAAAATTGACATTGGTTCTTCATTCATATACTGACACATCCAAATTCCTAAGACATTTCTATATTTATCCCAAATATTTTGTTTAATGCCATAAACATTATGTGGTCTGATTATACACCAATCTAAACCGTGTTGTTCACCTGCAACTTGAATGTCCATTTCACAAGCATACTTTGCTATACCATACGGGTCAATAGGATTGGGTACATCTTCTTCATCAAACGGTAGTTTACCATGACCATAAACAGCCATAGTGGAAGTAAATATTAACCTCTTTATTTCATAATTGATACAACAATTTACTATCTTAGCTGTAGAAATCAGATTATTTTTATAATTAAAAGTTCTCATAAAAGGACTTAATCCTTCTGCAGCATAAGCAGCAAAATGATAAACAATGTCAGGTGCTTCCCTTTCAAAAACATGATTTAATTGATCCCCCTCTACCAAATCAAATTTATAAAAACTCACATCTTTATTAACATTATTAATATACCCCCCACTTAAATCATCAATACCAATAACTTTATGATCTGTATTTTCTATTATCCAATCAGCTAACCTTGAACCTATCAGGCCAGCAACTCCTGTAATTAATATTGTACTTTTATCACTTAACATTATGAAATGTGTTTAAAACCTTTTATTCCTCTGAATTTTTACTGTCGGCTCCAACACCATACTGTCTAATATCTCGTAAAGTATTATTTATCTGGATTAAAATAATCTCTAATTTATTAGCTATTTCCATTAAATTAGATATTTCCCACCTAATTACATCCGTTACCTCTTTATACTCTTGTTCTGATTGTTCCTTTGCCATTATATAACTCCTTATATTGTTTAATTTCTGTTAAAGTTGTCTTTAGTTTAGAATCTTTTCTTCCCCACCAAATGAGGTCTGTACACCATTTGATTATATCATTATTATAATTCTTAATTGGTACAACAGTATCTACTATATAACTATAAGGGTAAAATTCTAAAACATTATTTTTTTCTATTACTTCCTGTATATTATAATCTACATTAAATTGATGTGGATACTGTTTATCTGGTGATACCAATGAGCACAATTGATATTTAATAATATTTTTTACTATATT